TACATTTTTTTACCATTTTTTTTCCTCCTTTGTTCTTTTTTATATTTTAAATAACATTTACCACATAGACTTGTAGTATATCCACTAGTGCCACCACGCAACGGAAATAATTTATCACATTCAGCACATGCAACTTCCATTATTACTCATCCCCGTCTACATGATACTTTGGTAGATATTGTTTTCTATTTTCCATCTTATTTTCCATCTGATGTTTAACATTTTTAATTGCAGTATTCCATCTCTTCAAAGCAACTTTATCTCCTTTTGGAACTACTCTATCAAAGATATTTTGCATTGTTCTTTGTATAGGTTCTTCACGCTTATTGACTAACATTCCTTTATAGATTTCATATTCTGCATGTTTAACACTTGCTAATCTAAATTTACTCATTTCTTTTCCTCCTTATCATCTACAAGATATATTTCTTCATGGGAATATTTCCTACTAATAGACCAAACTGATAAACTATACACAATTAAAAGAATATAAAAACATACATCATTCTCAAAGAGATTTGTCATTTTTTCTAGCCTCCTTTGCTCTTTGAACTGCTTCTCTTGCTTTACGAGAACAAGTAGCACAACGAGTTACATCTCTTTTTGCCAATCTAAATACTTTATGACAAACTACACATTCTCTTCTTATTGGTTTACTTTTATCTGTTCTAGCCATTATAATTCCCTCGCTTTAAATGCCGCTTCTCTGATTGCTTCTCTAGCACTAGCAGTTATACTAGCAGCCAAATCAACATCAGCCCAACCGAACCCTTGATAAGCAGTGATACCATAAAAGGAAGCAGATAATCTTTTTACTGCTAATTGATTACTATTCCATTTATTGTAGTCTTCTTTACTTTTAGAGTCCTTCATTAATTTTTTATATTTACTTCTTAATTTTTTAAGTTCTAATACTGCTTTGGGTAGTAATCCCAACTTATCAGTTTTATAATATCTCATTTCTGTGTTTTTAACATCAGAGAAATCTTTTGGTGTTTTTATATTAACTGCAAATTCAGTTGGTACATCAGTTTTAGTTTCCCAAGAGATATTTCTAGCAATCATCATGCTCGGATATAGACCTGCAAAATCAAATGCTGCAACTCCTAGATGAAGACCATTTGTAGCCTCACTGAGAGGGTCATAAACCATCGCACCATCATAGTCTACCCTGTCACCTTTCTTTCCTGTAGGGGCTTTCCAAGTGGCATTTCTCATGAAGTATATTCCTCCCATATTACTTGCATAAAAACAAGCATCAAAAGGAGCAATTAGTAGTCTTTGTAGTGCTACAATAGATTCTGTAATATACATTTCATTATCAATTCTAACTAACAACTCTGCATCAACTTTGGCATAATCTAAATACTGTTGAGTATCTTCTAACCAACCTCTTGTAAAAAATTCATTCTTATCAGGAAACTTACTACTTACTAATTTCTTTTGTCCTAATGTTAGTTCCGCAACATAGTCTAAAGCCATTGATGGTAGTGTTCCTCTTTGTGAATCATTCCATTGTCTTTCAAATGCTAAATCTAAAGGTACACAAATTCTACCTTTTATTGGTTGACTAATTGGTGAATAATTATTTACAACGTTACTATTCATATTAATGCTAGATGTTTTTGTAGACCAATTAATACCTGTTACTTGTTGGAAAGGTGATAGGTCTCTTACATCTATATCATTTGCTACTAAACGTTCTATTAGTTTAGGTAAATCGAACTTCCAACCAAACCAAGAAATTAACATATCAGGGTCATCTTCTTCTATCATATTCATGAAATAGTGTAACATTGCTTTTTCAGAATTAAAATGTTTTTTGTGACCTTCAACTTCTATTTTATGTGGACTCCACCACAATACTTCACACTCTTCTCTATAAGAGTCATATAATGAAATACAAGTAATAGCCCCATCATAATCACCACCTTGTATCCATTCCATATCCCAATACCATTTATTGAGTTTATATTCCGGTAAGACTTCTAATTCATCTACACAAAATCTATAGTGAAAAGCAACATCTGCTTCATATGTATAGTCGAAACAATCCTTTAGTTTTCTTATATGGTTTGAATTACTTGGTGTCCAAGTTACCTTAGTTAATTGTTCACCGTTTAAATTATAATAGTCTCCTGTATGATAACTAAGTTCCACTGGAAACCTACCCCATTTATCACCAATGATAAGTTGAGTTGGTTGTTCTTCATCAGAATTGATATAAAAATAAGGTTGGTACTCGTCAAAAGATATAGTACACTCTTGACGAACACCGGAATCATTACGCCATCTAAGACCTATTCCTTCCTTTAACCTATTTATAATCATAATATCAACCTGATAAATATGGTGCTTTTAATAACATTCTATTTGAACAAACCATTAGTATTGGTGCATCATCTTTCATGTATATTCTAACTAACCCATCAAGAAACTTGTGAAAGTTTCCTGTAAACTCTACAGTGGCTTCCGCCCATCCTGTATAATCAAGTGGTGTTATACCACCTTCGTATTTCTCTACATCTGTTTTCGTACTAGATATTGTTAATATATCTTTATTGAAATCAAACTTGTACTTTGATACTCCAACAACTTCACATGATTTAGCAACAGGAACTAAGTCCGATGCTAGTACTTGTACACAAGTATCAAAAGTTGTTTTACTAAATGTAGGTAATTCTGAAGTAACATCATTATAGTTCCAAGAATTAGCAAAACTAATCATTCTAGCAATCAAACCTATACCTTCATGTGTTAAAACTTTAGGTAATGTAGCCGTTTTGTTTACACCATCTGTATTATCTTTTATAGTAATATAATCCATAATAGTAATAAAAACGTCTGAATTAAACGGCTTCAGATAACTAATGGTTTTTGGAATATCAACTACACATTGACCTTCTTCTATGTCACCTGTAATTGGTGTTGCTACCATACAAGCAGTACTTGTATCAGCATTGTATATCTCCATTTGATTAGAATTACTTCTAATATCTATAACTGCATAATTAGTCAAAAAACCATTCTTAGCCCCGTCATTTTGAAAATATTTACCCTTCATCATAACTGCTTCTAAATTGTCTATTAATTGTTTTGAAGAAATTGTAAATTTCATAGTTCTCCCTTCTTCAAAACTTCTAATCCTTTCCAATTCACCTTACCGCTTTCAATAGTCAAAACAATATGTCTTGTGCCTATTAATTCCGGCTTTGTTGCAGATGCTTCTATCAATGCAGTAAACGTAGCGTTACCCTTACTCATTTTTCTATCCATCTTAATAGTAGAAGTAAAGATATCTTCTGTGCTTTCATGCCAATTAGCAATAGTACCAACAGGACTACCATCTACATACTTATCTTTAGAATGAGCAATTACTATTCGATGACAATCCATTTCTAATATCTTCTTATGTAGGAAATTCTTGTAAGGAGTATTTCTATCTCCCCACACAAACGGTAACTGTTTGATTACTGTATCGGCATCTAAATTATGTTTAACTCTCATATATGTTTCACATACATCAGTTAGAAACTTATCTGCACCATCAACAATTACTGCTTTTAGTTTACCTTGTTCTAAGAAAGACATAGCCTCTTGATAATGCATTTCTGCATTATGTTTAGTGGCTTTAATATCCACTAATGTATCAGGGTGTCTTTCTATAGGATTGAAGACAACTAAGTTTTCTACATTAGCATAGTGATTTCTTTTAACATCAATAAACCTGTTATCATAATCCCATACGAATACGTGCATACCATTTTTGATATCTTCTTCACTTAGTATATCTGCTGCTAGTCCTGACTTGGCTGATTTAGGAGCACCCCAAATACCAACACACAAGAAGTTTTTATTTCTCTCTTGTGCTATCTTTCTCTTAGCAAGATATGCTTCTCTTCCTATTGCAAAAGTTCCCTTTGTTTTTTCATCTGTTGTTATTGCTTCATTTTTATTTTGTGTTTTCCAACTCATTTTTATTTCCTCTGTAATTTATATTTGTATTTGTCCATTCTTTTAATATATCATTAAGTTCATTTAAATTGACTTTAATTCGTATTTCTTTACCTGAAGTAAAATGAAATTTTAACCAATAACTTCCGGTTTCTTCATTCATTCTCCAAGTAACAAAAGATACTTGTGACAGGGGGAAGCAGAAACTTCTCCCCTGTACAAATAATTCTTTTCTTTCTCCCATCACACTATCATATTCTAGTAAAGTATAATTTGCCAAACAAATCACCTTCAACTAAAAAACCAATCAGTATTATCATCTTCTTCTTCTACAAAGTCTATTTGTTGTGGACTTCCACCTCTTCTCTTTGTAACATGTAATCCTGTAACATTAATAGTAACAGGTTGTAAGTTACCATCCATATCCCTAGATTGCGAAGTTCTACCTACTACAATAACATTAGAACCTATACCAAAATCAATATCTATATTTGATGGTATCCAACATGTAGTGCCACTCCAACCTTCACTATCAAAATCAAAGTCAGTATTCAAATCATCAAGATTGATAATCCTGTTACCATTCTTTGTTGGATTCATGTTGATACTAGTTACACTACCATCAGTAAATACAAACCTATCATTGTAATTTTTGTTAATAGATTCTGTGTGATATCTATCTAAATCTATAAGAGTACTAAAATTAGTACTAGAATGTTCCATTAACATATCTTGCATGTTAATATCTGTTTCTTGTATTCTTAGAGAACTATCTATTGCTAATTCATTGTTTAACATTAAACTTGAAGAAGTCTTATCTGTTACTCCATGTATTCTAGTGTTGTTGTTAGTATTTACTGTACATACGAAATGAATTAATTCAAACGTATTTGGTGCAAACTGTTGACAATGTTCTCCTTTGTAATTAAAGAAGTATTTACCAAAATTACCATTAACTTCTCCAACAAATACTCCACTTCTTCTAAATTCTGATTTAGGTAGTGGTTTACCGTAGTTCTTGTTTACATAAGTACCATATTTTTCTGTATTATCTAGTGGTACTAAATACCTACCTGTATCTACTTCGACATGATTGTTTGGTAATTTAGTCATCATTTTAATAACTTCTTCACCTTTAACCATCATACGACCTTCATAAGATTCTCCATCCATTTTAGTAAACAAAGCAACTTGACCTTGTTCATATGTTATATCAGAATCTCTATGATAAGATGCAACTATTCTTTCTCTTTGAGCAGCCATCATATCTCTAGCATCATCTAAAGATATGAAAAACCCAACTGCTTTCTTAAAGAAACCATCATCATCATTAGTAGATGTTGTTCTTCCTTGTGCCATTTTTGCATTACTAAAATACTGTCTCCATAAACTTCGAGCAAGTAAAGATTCAGTTTCTATATTGATATTGTTTTGTTCACAAATATCTAAGAACTTTGTCTTTCCTTCCTCTTCGGTCATACCGAGTATTTCAGCCGCTTTCTTTATTTCATCATTTATTTCATTATTCATTTTTATTACTTCCTTTTTTATTTTTTTTGCTAATATAGTTTCAAGTGTTTTATAGCATCACCACTTTCTCTTAGGTCTTGTATCAAACAGTTTAATTAAAAACCGTAAAGCAAAGAACGCTAAAAAAATCTCAATCATTACATCATCTGTCCTATCATCCAAGAAGCCAATACCTTTGGTGTACTGTTACTACTTCTCCATTCTGCTTCACCAACTACTCTCAAAAGTTTAAATTTCTGAGTATTTGCTAACTCTGTTTTTATAATAGTATCATGTAAATTAATACATACAGTCTTCATATCTACTGAATCATATAACAAGTTGTGAACCCCATCTAAAGCATTTTGATAATCATTATTATTTACTAATTTTAATATTTCTGTATAAGGTGACAGATTCTTATCTATTTGGTTTCTCAAAGGTGTTTGACTTGAATAAGCCGCTTGTAACTCAGTGAGACCCCTTCTTACATCTCCATGTAAGGACTCTATGAATGTTTCGAGTTCAGTCTGCGAATACTGATAATCCAGTACAGATTCTTTGGCTAAAATATTAGAAAATAAAGTATACATTTCTGCATTGTTTATTCTTCTAAAACAATAGTTAGCACACCTTGAAATCAAAGGATAAATTATCTTATGCCTATCATTACAAGTTATAATAAATCTACAATTACTTGCATATCTTTCCATAATTCTCTTTAAGGCATTCTGAGCATCCTTAGTCATACCATCCATTTCATCTAATAATACAATCTTAAATGGCACATCACCTACTTTACTAGTAGAAGCAATATCCTTGATTCTAGTTCTGACTGTTTCTAATTTTCTATCATCAGAGGCGTTTATTTCAAAAAAGTTTGTAGACTTATCATCTCCTAATAGTTGATTTGCTAACACAATACCCGCAGTAGTTTTTCCAACTCCGGCTATACCATAGAGAAGTAAGTTAGGCATTTCCCTATTACTAATCCAATGTTCTGCATCTATTACAAAATTCGGTTGTCCTATTAACTCTGTTAGTTTACTTGGTCTATATTTTTCTGTCCATAACATTTTATCACCATTGTTCTAATGAAGACTGTGGTATAATCACATCAGTCTTTTTCTTTCTTTTCTTCTCGCCTAATTTTAGTATTCGACATTCGGCGTTATCGAGTTTTGATTTAGCATATTCTTTGAATGCTTCATCTTTTAATAAATCCTTCAGAAGATGTACTTCTGATGGTTTGAGTTTTAACTTTCTGCATATTTTTGGTATTTGGGAATATGCTCTCCTCTTTGGCATTTGCATTTTTCTATTCATTCTACCATCATGAGCATATGCCAATAAATCATAGAAGTATTCTGTACTCCATTTTCTTCCTACATGAAAATCAACAAAAGATAATTTGTTAGGATGTAGGTTTGGTGCTAACCATGATAATAACTGTACATCAGGAGGTTTACTAATATTCAATGTAGTACGAATATCTTCTCTGTTTGTAGAAGTAAGATATTCTCTTACTAAACTGAATGTATCTATATCATAATTATATGGGGGTCTCGCTCTAGGTGCTATTTCATGTAAAGACGTATCTTTCTTTGTAGCCCTTTTTAGTTTACAAAGATTAAATATTTTCTTAGATACATCCTTTTGATTATCAGCCATTAATACTACTTGGCCTCTATATTCTAATATTGTTTTTCTTATTAAGTCTACATTGGCTTTATAATGACAGTCATCAATTACAATACCCATATCTGTAGGAATACTATAATTATCTTCTATGTCATATTCATTGGCATATTTGAAAATATAACCTTCTGATACAAAGTCTAACAGTTTCTTTTTCTTTTCCGTATCGGTTTTACCTACGATAATTATTGCCCTTTTTGATTGCATCTTTTTTAGACTCATTTGTTCTCACTTCCACTATTTCTTCATAATTATTGTTACATTGACCACAATCTATTTTTAATATATACCACTTAAGTTCATTTTCGTAATTGATTCCTGCTTTTATTCCAAACTGATGAGAAGAACAATATCTACAACCTTGTTCTATCGCCTTCAATACATACCAATCTACTATTTCACTATCTTGAACAATATTAGGTACATCTTCTACCATCAAATTAATTTGACATACTGAACATATACCTATAGCAGAATCAATCTTAATGTTATGTAGCCCACATCGAGTACACAACATTCAAAGAACCCCTTTGAGTTCTAGTATTTCATCTAAACCGTCTTGTGTTAAATGTCTTTGCCACATATATAATACAAATATTTCATCAAATACATGCCAATTAATATTAGAAGGTTTATGTGGTACTAATGTAAGTACCTTTTCTATACTTCTCTTATCTGAAATAATTAATATTGGTTTTGGTCTTTGTTTATTTTCTTTTTCTTTTATTACACATTCTATTTCGCTTTGTAATAAACTACGTTGTATTGCTTGTAAGTATTCTAATTTACCTCTGATACATATCCTAAGTCTTACTCTATATCCTGTAGCCATATTGTTAGACTTGACTACAGAAACTTCTGCCGTAGGAATACTAAGAAAGATTCCCGCTAGTTCTTCCCGACTAAACACGCCTCTCCGTAGGTGTAGTGGTAGTTATATATTACTCCAAAAAAAGGGTGTATGGTAAAGTCTACGGACATGACACCGTTGGGATGGGTACACACTAATAAAAGAAAACGAACTTTAGACTTTTTAATCCCGAAACCATACATCTAACCTGTAGGGAAACACGGATATAACCTTTATCAATAAGCCATATTTCTTAAGTCAGTAATTGTATTAACTTCTTTAGCATACTTATCATCTCTAAGACGCATTAGTCTTGGAAATCTTAATGCATATTTTCCTTCGGTATCTACTTGAATCATATCAGCAGAGACTTGTATTACCTTTCTCGGTAAGAAATAAAATATACTGTTGTCATATCTATCAACTATTCTCTTCAGTTCAGTTGTTAGTAGTCTTCGTTGTATATCAGAAAAACCTGTACCGACAGAACCTATAGATGTATAACTCCCATCTTCTAAAACAGATATACCAAAAGAACCAAAAACATCACTAAACTTTCCTTCACCATAAGATGCTGATGTTATAACAACATCTAATTCTATTCTAGGTGGTTTGTGTTTTAGTAAACTACTACTTCTTCTACCAACATCATATTTTGCATCTAAATCTTTTATCATGATACCTTCATATCCTTCATTGATAGCATTATTATAAGCAGACTCAAAAGAAACATCTGAGATGATACCATTATGGTCTCTGTTATACATATAAGAAAGATATTGTGTTGGTATACCCTTTAGATGATTCAATCTTGATTCATAAGATGACTCTACTAAAGATTCACCCATGAACATCATTATATCAAACACTGCCAATTTGACAGGACATTCTTCAATAGCCTTTTGTTTATCATTAGAATGTACTCTTTTTGCTAATAGTTTATGGTTAGCAGGAGAACCATTAGAATCAACAGGATATATTTCACTATCTAATATAAAGTTACCATCAAATGTTTCTACTATTTTAGCAATATCAGAAAACTGCTCTGTAACAACTTTACCTTTACGATTGAAGATTAAAACCTGTCTTTTGTTTTTATGTATTTGATATCTATTACCATCATATTTGATGTCTAATACATATCTATTAGGAAGACTGTTATTAGTATTCCAATTCTTTGCCAACATGGGTTTTATGAATAAAGCATATTCCGATGTTGTTGGTGGTATTTTTCCACTATCTAAATAAATGCATATAGAATCTAATTGATTATATTTTACATAGGTCATAACTTCCGGTTCATTGTAATACTTTACTAATGCTTTACTAACTACTAATTCAGTTACACCATTTCTAGGCATTCTTAACCAATATCTTAGAAACCATTTTACTTCTAAACCTGACATCTGATTTATATGTTCTTTAAATAAAATATAAGATGAACCATCTATAGTAGAGCAATCTAAAGTTAATAGTGTGTATAGTGTAGATAATGATATATTACTATCTTCTTTATCATGTCCTACAAATTGACCCATCGCTTCTGATAAATCTAACCATGAATATTCAGCAGATTTAATTTCTTCCTCAAAAATACCAAAGGCATTAGCAATCCAACTATACGCTCTTTTTATACCGATGTTATTAGTTGGATAATATTCACATAGAATCTTAATTAATATATCTTTATGTGAACAACCTTTCAACGCTTTGTTGATGATAGTGGCAATGTCATCAGAAGATGATTTGTTTTCTACTGATTGACACAATCTTGCAAAACTAGTTAGATTCATCTATATCACCTAACATTGTATTTAATGCGGTTGTTAGTTGTTTTAATTCATCCATATTAACACGTATTCCTTTTTTAGTTGGATTACCGTTACTATACCATCTAATATCTGCTACAGGTATTTTCCAATATACCCCTGTCTTTAATATTAGTTCTGAACTATCATCTCTTGGTATTCTTATTATTGTTTTAAAATCATCATTGTTCATTTGACATTCTCCTAAAATTTTGTAAATCACTAATTGATTTAAAGTAACGAGGTGATTCTAACTCATCTACTCTATTTGCTATCCAAACTACTCCACCTAAACTACTAACCTTTACTAGTTCATATGTAGCATTTCCAATAGTAAACATATCTTCTGTTTCTACTTCTTGTGTCAACCCATATTGGCGACTTAATTCATATGCAATATCCTTTACATTTTCTACAACATATTGTATAATTAAACTACGTTGAATAGGAACTTTTGCATCTACTGTAATTTTTATTTTACCTGTCTTCTTACAGACAATACATCTGTTGCCTTCACAAATAGGACAAGTAATTTCAGCAGGTAAAGGGGCAGGAAATCTAATCGTTACTGCCTTCTTCATACTTATACAATCCTTTCAGAATAATATACTTCATATGTATAAGAAGTATTTTCAAGATAAGCAAAATGCAAATACACTTTACCAATATCTAGAGCGTATCCATAATTAAATACAAAATCAGTTCCTTCTTGAAATACATATCCATTGATTTCAAATGTTTCTTTATTAGAGTTAGTCATAT